TGCGTGAAATATTAAATCAGTTCTTTTAACATTAGGTATTAATTTACCCGCTCCAACGTAAGCTACTATAAAGTTATTGACTACATCGTTTAAAGTTACGTACTCATAACTACCGTAGTTTTGTTCTGTAGTAGAACCATAGGCATCTCTATCGCCATAGCTACCACCATCTAATCTTTTTAATTGACAAACTAAAACATGCTCAAAGGGTAAAGCAACACCTAGTTGAACTGTGTTACCTACAACATTGTATGATGCAATATACTCATTATAATTTAACCCATCAATACTTGAGTATAGTTTAAAATTATTTTTTTGATAATCAATATTAGTTGGATCAAAAGATCCAAATACTAAATCTGTATCAAAAGTAAAAGTAAAATTAGTTTCACCTAAAAGTTCTTTAACTACAAAGCCTTGGGCACCTGCGTAATATTGTTGATTAGTTTCATTTATAATTGCCATCTATTAACTTTTTTTATTTGCTTCTTTTCCTTGAACTTGTTGGGTTGCTAATTGAACTATAGAAGGATCTTCTATTATTATTCCTGAATAAGCTAATATTCTTAACACCACATTAGTTTGTTCAGACTCGTGTAATTCAAAGTCCCTAGAACCTAAACCTGTTGAAGGATCATAAAAAGAATCTTTAAAAATATACTGACCCGCTGAACCTGTTGAAAAACCCCATATAGGACTAACAGGTTTTCTAATGTAATCTACTTTAATGTTACTAGTAATACTAGGTGGATTTACATATAACACGTTTTCTATGTGGTTACTTATAGGTGACCCTGGCGTGTTTTGATTACCTCTATTTTCATATAAATATGTAGGAAAACTTTTTGTTGCTTTTGTTAGTGGAGATCTTTCTATGTTATAGAAATCTGTTCTAGATAATCTTTGAAGTTCTAATTGATTACCTCTATCGTCGGTGTATATAACAGTGCCAAGTCTATAAAAATCAACCGCAGCACCATATGCGTCAACTTTAGGCAATGTAAAATATTCTAAACCGGGAGTACTTATCGTGTTATAAGACGCGTTGCCAAACGTTTTAAATATAGCTAGTTTCTCATCAAGATTTATTATTCTGTCTGAGTAATCCGCATCTGCTTGAGGAACTCTAAGTTGCTGATTTAAATCTTCAAAATACTTTTCAAATACTTCTAATTGTACTTGAGAACCTACCTTGTTAAATTCAGCTGGTGTTAAATAACCTCTCTGCTCTTTGTTTAATATAGACAGGACTGTTTGATATACAGTGTTTACGTTTATAGCCATACTTGTTTAAATTATAATACACTAGGGTATCACGGTTAGTGACACCCTAATATATTAGTATCACTTGTTTATATTCTTTTTTCTATAGATTTATAAACTTCTACACCTTCGTCAGTTTTAAACCAAGCGGCTAAAGCTGAGTATGGGTTTTCATCGAATGGTACTGTAAATAATTTTCTATCATTTGAGCCCCAATGAAAAGTTCTTTGGTCTTGAGATAAATTTATTATTCTAGCTTCAATTGCTTTTATACCAAAGTTTCTTAATTGAACATTTTCGTCATTAGCTAGGTTTAAAAATAAGCCTGGTTTTCTTTTAGCAAACAATAATAAATCTCTTTTTAGTTCTTTAGATTTCATATTAGAAACAGCACTACCTTTTTCCACTCTTAATATAGCTTCTGCTTGATCAATATCCATTGATTGAGCCGCGTTTAACGCTGCTATTTCCATCTCAATAAAACCTAAATCATCTTCTGCTTCTATAACAGAATCAAATTCATAGTATTTCTTGTCTTTCAATGGGTGGTATAAACTTAGAAGTTTTTGTAAAATTTGGTTCTCTTCAGGAACCGATAACACACCGTCTCTAAAAGTAATATGTCCTAACGTTACTTCTCCTTTTTGTTCATCTACAAAAGGGCTATTCATGTTAGTAGCATATCTTAATTCCCTTTGTGTATTTGATTCTTTATCAAAGTATAATAAGGGACTTTTTCTAGTGTGCTTACCTGGAATTGTCATTGTTAAAGGTTGTTTATTTCCTTTAATGATAAAAGTTCTAGGTTTTATTTCCCACTGTGGTTTTGTGGGTTGTATAGTAGCGGTTTCTACCGCAAATTCTTGAGGAGCAACCTCAATATTTTCTACTGCTTTAGCTTTTTTAGCCATAATATAATATAATTAAATAATTTATAAAAGTAATAATTACCCCCGTCAATACAACGAGGGTAAGAATTACATTATTGTTGAGTTATTACACTCCTTTGAATAATACAAAGTTGTTAGCAGCTTGAGTTACTAAACATCTTTCAGATAAGAAGTTTACAGTCATAGCATCTAAATCGCTAGTGAAAGCTCCACCAACAGATCCAGTTAACCAAGACTTCATACGTCTATCATCAGCTTGAGACGCTCTATATCTTACGTGTAAGAAAGGACGTCTAATGTTAGTACCTAAAATCTGATCGTAAACTGTACTTGTTCCAGCAGGAACTAATACACCTTCGATAGAAGCCGGTCCAACCATAGCACCACGAGTCGAAGCATCGTTTAAGTATTTCCAGTCAGTTTTATAGAAGTCGTAAGAACCTCTTCTAAAACCAGAGAAACCTAAGTTTAATGCCATTTCCTCAGAGTTTTCAAATAATCCAAAAGCAGTACCACCGTTAGATCCAGAAGATATAGCAGATAGCATATCATCAAAATCAAGGTTAGTATTTCTGTTTAAGAATAACATGTTTTCTTCAATTGCTCCTTGAGTATCTAAGTTTCTAAGAATATCATCAAAGTCACTAATACCTGTTCCAGCAGAGAATCCAACTTGTACATTACCTCTATCTTCAATAGCAGCAAATAAACCTTCAGTACCAGTTACGTTTGCAATAGCAGAACCACCGGCAACTTGCTCACCTTCTACAACAGACATTTCTAGGTAATCTTCAAATCTAAGTCTTGTTTCAGACTCAGCTTTTAAGTACCATAAGTATCCAGATGTGCCATCTTCAGTAGCAACTTCTACCCAACCGATCTGAGCAGTGTCAGAACCATTGATTGAATATTGGCTTCTAATGATAATTGGTTTGTTAGAAAATTGAGTAAAGTCAGGTGTTACAGTAGCGATTGGATAATCATTACCAGCAACAGCTACACCAGCAGCAGAAGGAGCGATTGTAGTGTTTGTTCCTTTTGGATATTCAGAACCGTAAACAAATATCTTTACGTTACCTACAAGACCTTCAGTTGCTAAACTAGCAGAACCGTAAGGTAATACATTAAGTACACCAGTACCACCGCCAGCAGCTGTTCTTAAGTCAGAATCAACAACTAAACATTTTGATTCACCACCAAAATCGTCCATTACTACGATAGTTTGTTGAGGTGAAACAACGTTGTTAATATCTGCAGCAACTGGAATAGTAATTGTATTCGCAGCACCACCGTTTGCACAGTTATCATATGCAATATGTAATCTATTTTGTTCAGACCAGATTACTTGGTCAGACGTCATTGGTAACTCAGCACCAACCATACGTAAGAATCCAGATAAAGTTCTATTACCATATCTTTCAACTTCCTGCTCATAAAGCTCAGGTAAGTATTGTTGTGCGAAATTTCCACCAGCAGCGCCGTCAAAAGTCAAATAGTTACTCGCAAGAGTTTGTTGTGCCTGCGATGGAACTATTGTACCAAATTGTGGATTTAAAATTCCCATAATTTAAAAGTTTTAATTAGTTAAATTTTCGTTTTTTAATTTTCAGTTTAGACGAATCCAAACCACTTATTGATTTTACTTTTAAACCATTTACAAAGACGTTTCCGTCGGCAACTTGCCTAGGCTTGTCATTACTTAGATTCTTAGAAGAATCAACAACGTTCTTAACGCCGTCAGCTCTTCCTTGTTCGTAAAAATGATTAGCGATTTTATCCGCATTCATTGCAGCGTAAAGCGCTTTGTGATAACCAGTAGGGTTAGTTACAGCTCCATTTTTGTCAATAAAATTATTAATAAAATTATTTACATCTAACTGTGACTTAGCTACCTCGTTAGGATTGTGAACTTTATACCTAAACTTTTTTTCACCTAAATCGAAATCAAAACCTTTGAAATCATTGTTAAAAATCTGTTCAGTTTGTTGTCTAAAATCCTGCTGAAGGGTTTTCGCTTGCTCTTCTTGCTGCTTATATCTATTGAAAAAGTCCGTGGCTTTCTGCTGATCTTGGGTAATACCAGGTCTCAACTTGATTTCCTGATAGTATTTATCCTTCATAGCATCAAGCTCTAATCGAGCTTTAGCAACTTCTTCTTTGAAAGCCAATTTCTTTTTCTTAATATCTCTTGGCTCATCAATTTCCTCATCAAAAGAAAAACTATCTTCCATAATAAAGTTAATTTCTTCTTGATCTAAATGAGGTTTACTTTGTTTATAGTATTCTTGTAATAATACTTTTTCGTTTACATTAGAATAATCATGATTTAATCTTACATAATCTTCTATTGTACCACCTGTTTCTGACATAAAGTCTACAAGTGATTGAACGTTTTCAGGTAATTCTTTACCTTTTATAACTTGATCTTTAACTGCTTGCTCTGCCTTTTCATATAACTCAATAGTTTTTTCGTCAACCTCTTCTTCAGTTATCTCTTGTATGGGACTTTCTAGTTTTTCTTCGGTGTCCCGTACTTCTTTAACCACTTCTTTGCTGTCGCTTTGGTCTTGGGGCTCTTTGACAATAACATCGCCCACATTTGCCTCTTGTGTTTGAATGGCATCTTTGTGTTTTTTATCTGTTAAATCAACTTTAACTATATCTTCTACAATTTCTCCTTGTGCTTCAGGTTTAGTTAAATCTACTTTTACTGGTTGCTCTTTTGTACTATCAACCAGTTTTTTTGGTTTCATTTTCTTTCCTTTTAAAGAAAAATCACCTTCTTGTTTGACCTCTGCGGTCGTTTTTACTTCTGACATAATATAATATTATAAAATTAAAAATTATTTAGGACCAAAGGCCTCTAAGCCAAAGTCACCTAAACTATCGTTAGTAGATTCAAAATCGATAGGTGTTCCATCGTTTTGTCTCTGCTGTATCATCTGAGACTGTTGAGTCCCTATTATTTTTGCTCGTTTATCTTTTCTATCTTCTATTTGATTCTCTTTATTTCCTTCACTAGAAAACTTTTCTTTTGCCAACTGAACATTGTAATTAAATTCTTCAGCCATTAATTCTCTTTTTATTTGAGCTTCGGCTTGCATACGCTGTATTTCAAATTGAGACTTAGCTTGTTCTAATTGCATTTTTTGATCTACTAAAACCTGCTGCTTTTGAGTTTCAGCTAAAGCTGTTTGTTCTGCTAATTGAGCATTTGCTTGAGCTTGAGCCTGCATATTAGCTTGAGCTGCTTTTTGATCTCTTTCTTGTTTTAATCTACGTTTTTGTTTTAGCATTTGATTAGCTAATTTTAAATTACGTATTTGTCTAAGATCAATAGCGTCTTCTAAATCAATACCACCAGTTTGTAAAGCCACTTGAATGTTTTGTTCTAATTGAGCTTTTTCTTCTTCATCTGGTTCAAGATCTAGAAATATACCAAAGTCATGTAGGTTTAAATTAGAAACTTCTCTTAGCGTATTAACATTAAAAGTTGATATAGAATTTTTTAAGGCTTCAGCTGTTAACGGAAAATTAAGAACATCAACTAATTTTTTAGATATATTTTCACACAACCTTAAAGTTAAATATAAACTAGCGTTATTAATATGTTTTGTAGCTATATTTGATTGTTGAGCAGCTATTTTTTGTAAGCCAACTAAAGTGTCTCTATCTGGCAAACTACCATCTCTAGCCTCGTTAAGTCCAGTTACATCACGTATCATTTGCACATAATAATTATATGTACTTATTAAAGATCCTATTTTAGCTTGGCCTGAAGATGTTGATAATTCTTGAACCGGAACTTTACCCGCGTTCATAGCTCCATCTTGAGTAAGTGATCTACCTACTACAGAACCAGTTTGAAAATACATGTTTAACGCTTCAGCTGGATTATAGTTTGTTCCATTACCCAAATCAACTTCTGCTAAACCGTCCATATCTAAAAACACACCATCCGGTACCATTCTTGCTATTACTTGCTGTAGCTTTAAATGAGTTAATTGAATCATGTCAGCAAAACCTATAGTTTTACTTACAATAGATTCTATTCTTCCTTTATACATTCTAGGAGCACATATAGCATAGTTCATTTCTACCTTGGTAGTATCAGCCATAGGTCTAGTCATGTTCTCAGCCATTTTCCAACTAAGCATCATGTCAGTTCCTAAGACCTTAACTCCTTCAAATAAAACCTCTACACTTCTGGAAACTCTATCAAAATTATCGTTTTTTGGAGGATCAAAAGTATCTGGTTTTTCTAATATTTTTTCTAAACCTTGATCAGTTTGTTTTAATTTAAAAACCTGATCCATATATGTTTTATATTCAAAATATAAAACTTGAACAGTATTCTCATCATAAGCTCCCCAACCATATATATAATTTTGATTGCTATATGACTTTTGTATTTTGGTTAATGCTTCGTCTGATATATTTGGAAACTGTTGTTTTATTTCTGGTATTGTAACAGCTTTTACTTCTCCTACATAATATATGTCTTCAAAATTAGGATCTTCAGTATATGAATAAATCATATAAGATGGATCTACATAATCTAAAGTAATACCCTCAGCTGTATTAAAATTAGTTTTAGCAGCTGCAATACCTAATGTAACTAAATCATAATTAAGTCTACGCTTAAGAAGATCATATTTATTTTTGTCTAATGTTTGAGTTATAGCTTCTTCTTCTGCTATTTCAATAGCTTGTTTATAAGATAACTGTAAATGAAGTTCCATTTCTTCCATTGTTTTGGGAAGATCGACAGCTGGTATATTTGTTTGTGATATATCTTGTCCAGTTGTTGCTTTTACATCTGCTATAATATCTTGACCATACATGTCCATTGCTAATTTACCAGCGTAGTCTGTTCTTTTTTTGACAGACATAGGGTCATTAGCGTATGCTTTTATATCATAATCTTTATTAGATATACCATTAGTTAATATATCTACAAACTTAGAAAGTATTGGTACTGGCTTCCAGTCTAAATTAAGATAAGACAAATCACCATTTATAGATAATTCATCTTTATATTTTTGAGTAGACTGCTCTCCTCTAGCATATAACCTACGAGTGTGGTAGTTATTAAAGCTTGTTAAATACCTATTTCCATTAGTTCTACCTTGCGCGAACCATTCTGATTGTATAGCGTCAGCAACCTGACCACCATATTTCATACTTAATTTTTCCTCCAAAGGTACTACCTGATTGGGAAAAGCGCTATTAGTATTATAATTTATATTCATTTATTTTATAATTTTCGAAACAACACCCGTGTTATCGTATTTTTTTATACCTAAATCATAAGATATAACTTGTCTTTTTGGTATTGGTCTATATCTATTTTTATTACACGCCATTAAAGCTAAGCCAGAACTTATAGAAGCATCATGCTTTGTTCTATTATTTATATTGAATCTACTCCAGTCATTTAAAGTTTTTTGAAAATACATATCTCCATAACCTTTTTCTTGTTGACCAATAAAATTTTCTATATAAGTCTCTATAGCGGCTGCGTGAGCTTGTTTTATATCTTCACTAGAGTTTGGTATTCCACCTATATCTCTTTCAGTTACCGATAGTTTATTATAAATCTTATCTGGTCTATTCATTGAAAAACCTCTATAACCTCTTCTTTTAAAATGATATAGTAATCTTGGTTTATTGTTTTCTGCTAATATAGGCATGCCATAAAAAACACAAGCCATAAGTACGTCTTCAAAAAACATCTCAGCTGTTTGTGGTCTAGCTATATATTCTAAAAAGAAATGATTAGGTGGAACATCTAACATGCTAAAATTAGTTAAACCATGTAAAGCTCCATTTGAACCCTTACCATCTACTGTTCCTGATATATCGTAACTGTCACAACCAAAAGCCCCTAGGTCTTGATTACCTGGGTGTTTTACTCCATTTTTTATTATTACACGATTTTGTAAGTTTTCAGGTGGAACCCATGTGATTAAAAATCTACCGCTTTCGTTGGGAACAAATATTACACTTGTATCTTTTATACCATCTCTCCACTGAAAGCTACCTTTTGTTACTAATGAACTATGTTTTAAGTCTCCGTTAAAATCTATTTGTTCATAAATTTTAGTTAAATTAAACA